TTTGCCCCTTGTAGTGCCACCTCAAGCTGGTTGATTTTGCCCTTGGTCTTGTCAAGCTCTTTCTGGTAGTGGTCTGGGTGTTGAACAGCGTGAAAGCGTCTGAGGATGCCGCTGATGCCTCGCTGAAGCCACCTGGGTCATAATTCAGGTTCCAGTCATCAATGACACCTTGGAAAACAGGGTTGCCACCTGAGAAGATGCGGATTGCTCGCTTAGGAATTATCTGCCCATAGTAAGGCGAGTTGATGTATTCAGGGTCAAAGGTTCGGTCATTGTTGTCGAACACAACATTGGCAAGCCCTGAGTCATACTCGTCAAGCTGTCTGTTCTTACCTCGTCTAACGGCAATGCTCTTCACCTTGTCGGTGACATCGTAAAAGATTTGACCGCCGAGAGGATAGGCAGGGGTGTCGAGCTGTCCCTTTACAGGGTCATCTAGGGTCAGCAGGTTGGCATTAGCCCCAACCAGATCAAAACCAATTTGAACTAGAGGTCTAGGAACTCCCATTAGCTACCGCTTACTAGAACTTGACCGCCTGTGGTCACATACTTAGTCACAATGTTACCGATGGTCTTGCCAACCATAGCCTGAGACTGAGTGGTGTCGGTCTTTACATTTATGTTGATGACCGTTCCTGCTGCCGTTCCTGCGTTAGCCTTACCCTCAAGAGTTGTCAGTTGCTTAGTCCAGTCAGCAACTAGCGATGCGGCTGCGGCATCTTGAGAAGCGTTCGAGCTTGCAAGCTTGATGTAGGCGTTAGCAGCCTTGATTCTTTCCTTTAGGTAAGCAATCGCACCTGCAACATCTGTAATGCTGTCAATGACGATTCCAGACGAGTTCTGCAAGTTAGCAAGGGTAACGCCCTCGGTTACAGTTGCACCCGCTAGAGGGCCGCCAGAGTTCGGGTCTGTGATTACATCAACAATGTCACCAGATGCGGTAGCAATCAAAGTGTTTAGGTTGCCGATAACAGCCTTGATGGTGTTGCCTAGTCCAGCGAACTTGCCATCAAACTCCTCAAGGTCAGATAGGAACTGAGTCTTGATGCCCTTGATTTCCTCTTGGAAAGCTGTGGCTGCTTCTGCAAGTGCAGTTGTCAGAATCTTTTGCTCTTCAACCAGAGCAATGCCAAGCTCACGCTGAATGACAATAGATTCATTCTTCATTGCACGAGTGGCAAGACCAAACTTCTCGTAGATCTGATTAGCTAGAGCACCAGCACCAGTTTCAGAAGTATCTTCCATCTGACCGAATAGGTCTCGGAGTTCTGCCTGGGTTTCTGGTGATGAGTCAAGGATTGCTTGAGAGAGGGCATTTCCAGCCTCAGCACCTGTCGCAAAGATTTGCTCAATAAAGGTCTGCTTGAACCCAAGTGCCGTCAGCTTCGAAGCGTTTGCCAAAAGGTTCTTTGATTGAGTTAGTCTGTCACGCAGTCCGTTGATGATGTCGGTTACGGATGAGTAAGCAACCTTCTCAGTCTCCTTTGTAACGGAGACCGTCAAGCGTGAGGTAAGTTGCTTGACCTGAGTGACAAGCTCACGAGTGGTCTTGCTAGTGAACAGATCACCCAGAGTGATTGCAGTTGCAGACTTGAAAGCATCGGTGATGCGAGCCTTTGACTCTGTAATCAGAGCCTCTTGCTTCTCAGTTGCAGCTCTGTTCAGCTCAAAGATACGCTCGTTGGAAGCCTTGTTGATTTCAAATACTGTGGTTGCGTAATCTTTCTCAGCCTTGGCAATAGCAGCCTGAGCCTTCTTGATTACCGCTTGAACTCTCTTGAACCTGTCAGCAGTAGTCTCTGTCGCGCCACCGCCACCGCCGCCACCGCCGCCGCCTCCACCAGTAAGGGCTTCAACCTGCTTCTTCAGGTTTCTGAAACGGTTGTCCTCACCACGCTGAGCTGGGGCAACCGTAGCCGCTGGAGCTAGTTTGGCAAACTTGACAAGCTCACTATTTGCCCCTTGTAGTGCCACCTCAAGCTGGTTGATTTTGCCCTTGGTCTTGTCAAGCTCTTTCTGGTAGTGGTCTTTCATGTAGCCCACATTGTTTTCAACCTGAGCCTGGAGCTGGATTTGCTTGAGTCTTAGGTTCTCAAGCTCTGATCTAGCTTCATTCTCTTTTGCGGTTGATTCTTTGCGAACCTCAATAGCATCTTCTACGGTCTTGCGATAACCCTCGGTTGCAAACCCTAGTGCTGTAAATCCCGCTACAAGAGCTGTAATGCCCACGACAGCCGCGCCTAGTGGAGTCAGAGCCAAAGCCCCGCCGAATAGGATGGTCGCAGCCTGAGCCAAAGCAGCAGCGGTTGTGAAAGCCTGGAACGCAACGACAGCAACAGCAAGCACAGTTGCAATTTTGGTGATGGCATCCCAGTTGTCCATCAGAGCCTTCGTGAAGTCAAAGAATCCCTGAACGCCATTGACGATTGCAAGGGTCAAGTCCTTGATAGTTTGAACGCCCTCTGGTGATGCAAGCCAAAGAGTGAACTGCTGAATGGCTGGGAGAACATTGTCTCGGAATACATTGCCAAGTTGCTCAGCAACAGGGACTAGAGCATTGCTGATCTCAGGGGTTAGTTCTGTGATAGCAGTTGTGAACTCATCAACAACTGGCAATAGGGCTGTGCCGACTGCTTCATAGATGTTGTCAAAGGCAAGAGTCATCTTGTCAGAGGCTTTTGCCGTTGCCTCTGCTGTGCCACCAACCTGAGTTTCAATCGAGGTCAGAATTAGGTCTTGAGCTTCAAGCGTCTTGCCAGCCTCAACAAGAGTTTTGATTTGCTCTTTCTCTTGCTTAGTGAAGGTAACACCTGCACGAGCTAGGGCGGTGATTCCCTTAACTGGGTCTTGCAAAGCCTTGCCAAGCTGGACAGCGTTAGTCTCAGCAGAACCGAAGCCAGCAGCAGCCAGGTCAAGAGCTGCCATAGTTGCTCGGTCAAAAGCACCACCAGTCTCGTCAGCAGTCTGAGCGAGCTGCTTGAAGGTCAGAAGCTTTGCCTGAGTTGCCTTGATGACTTCAGCGTCAACTGCAACGGTTAGCTCATTTGCCTCTGCAAACTTGATTAGCCTCTGAGTAACATTGTCGGCTTGAGATCCGAAGATGCCCATTGAGGTTGCAATTTGGTTGATTCGTGCGTTAGCAACTGCAACGCCCTCAGCAGCAATGATGGACTTGCCAGCGAAATCAGCAACAGCAGCGGTAGCTGCGACAGTAGCAGCGGCAGCAGCGGCAACGCTAACGCCGATTGTCTTACCAACTTTGGAAAACTGAGCCTGAGCTTCTTTTAGTCCCTTAGCGTCAAACTTAGAAACTATGTTTATGTAGGTTGCCATTATGCAGCTTTCTCAATCTTGAGCTGGAAATACTTGTCCACAAACTCAATAGCCTTCTTTTGAATCACAGGCTGTCGGCGTAGGAATAGGTCATAAGCAAATCTACCAGCCTTGCCCTTGATAGGCGCTGCGTCCTCAAGTGCTGAGATGAAGTAGTTGCCCTGCGATGTCACAGCGTGAGATCCATCGCCACGCTGCTTTCCATAGCTAGTTGAGTTTGCAATCTTTGAGCGTGGTCGTGATGGGTGTCTGCGGATACCTGCAAGCTCAGCCATGTCAAAACCGATGGAGTTAGTTCCACCTGTGAACTCTAGGGTTACTAGAGGGCTAAACTCACGACCTGCAAAGCCACGCACTCCACCAGGAGTAAATGACACCTTACCCTTTGGTCTCTTCCATTTGGTGCGACCATTGTGCCTCATGCCTCGGATGGGAGCAAATGCTGGGATGCCAGAAACGATGGTGCTGATTTCAGACTTCATTACGCCCTTGAGTTCCTGACGCAATTTCTTGACTGTGTTCTGATCAACAGACTTTAGAGCTGCGATGGTTTCTTTCGCTCCAATTACGCTGACGCTAACATCCATGATTGCACCTCTTCCAATAAGTCTACCAAAAGGAAAACCGCCCCTTTCGGAGCGGCTACCTGTTTTGTGCTCGCCACACTAAGTAGCGAGTCATTGTGAACCTCATGCGTTCTGACTCCTGCAATAGCAGATGGGGTGCAATCCCAGTCTCAACGGCTAGAGCGGCAATCTCCCAATGCTGGGAGCTGTCACCTAGCCCTTCGATTTTGGGGATTCAGTTGCCCCTACGCCGTCAACGGTTTCAGTCCACTTCTCAAAGGTGAGGTCAGTCTGCTTGTTTCTGCTCAATGAAGCGTGAGCTAGGAACAGCAGGTGAGTGAGCTTCATTTCCTGTGCAGCCTTGGTAATCGCAATGTTGAAGTTGTCCTCGAACTTTACGATGTCAGGTGCAGAGCAGACTACCTCTACCTTTTCGCCAGAGTTGTATTCAATCTCTAGGTTGATTTTCATTTATAGTCCCCTTTCGTGGGTTGTTACGCGGTTGCGCGGGTAACCTCGCCTGAGATAGGCCAGGTTAGGTTCTGCACAGCAAGGTCTCCAACAGCACCCGAAACAGGGGTTACATTGTTGACCAAAGCGGTGAAGGTGTAGCTTGGGTTTGCGGTTCCAACGGTAGTGCCGTTTGGTAGAACAACAACGGTTGCTAGGGTGTTTAGCGCAGTCCATAGAACTGAGTCAACGCCAGAAGCAGCAAAGTCGTTGTGGAACGATAGGGTTACAGAGCCAGACTTTAGGCCACCAGTAACGGTTCTCCAGCCAGTCGAGCTGAAAGCGGTGGTGTCTACCTCGTCTGCGGTGACAGCGATTTCCACCTGGTTGATGTTTGCCGAGTAGTCAACAGAGTTGATCTTGACTACCGCGTTAGTTAGAACTAACTTTGCCATGTTTTATTTCTCCTTGTTAGCTTGCAAGCACTCGGATTTGGAATTCAGCACCGAGATAGGTTATGTCATTACTTACGAGTTGTCCGTAAGAGCTGACTTCGGTCACTATGCAGTCATAGGCCTTGCCACCTAGTGTCCTATCTGATTCTACCGCAAGCAAGACAGATGAGCTGCCTGAGCTGGAGCAGTAGGAATCAAGGTTTCTCTGTGCAGTTCGCTCGTCTACGCGACCAACAATGACCTGGACAGAAAAGAGATACTCGCTCATTCCGTTGTTCATGTCCAAGTGATAGTTCACTCTGACAAACTGCACAACAGCAATCGGCGGGTTGATTTGGTCTGGAACATCGAGGCTAGTCCTCAGCCCAGAAATAGTTGCAAGGTTGGTGGCGATACCCTGACGGAGTTCTTGGATGCTTGCCACTATGCAAACCTGATCTTGCGGAGTCCATCAACAAGCTGACGAACATCTGGGTCAAGCATTGAGCCAACTCTCATTGAGCCATACTCACCAGAGATGATTCCTAGTGGCGAGTCAAGACGCTTGAAGATGCGTGAAGCCTGAATAACAGTTGCCTGAGTTACCTGAACAGGGACAGCGCTCCAGCCCCAAACGCCTGTCACCTTGACGGTTGCTTCACCGCCGAGGGTTAGGTAGGTGTAGTTTCCGATTGCTCTGATGTTGGTGTATGGCTGAGCGATGCCGTCAGTCACACCGTTCAAAGGCTCTAGCTGGTAATCGGTAGAAGTCCAAGTTGTGTCATACACCTGGTCACCATTGTCGTTCATGGTCTGAAGGGTGGTCAGGCTCACGAGATCATCTATGGTCACATTGAAAGAATCGTTTGGTGCGTAGTAACGGACAGCAGTTCCCGCATTGTAGAAGTTGCGGTTGGTGTATTCGTCAATGGCACGAGAAGCAGACTCAATCGCCATCTCCAATAGGGTGTCATCTACGGAATCTGTGATTCGTAGTGCAGCCTTCACTTGAACAAGTGAGGCGTAGGGATTAGTCATTGCCATACCTCTATTCTACCCTCACATTAACTTCTCTGACCAAGTGGTCGGAATCTTGTCTGACTCAATCTCAATGGGCAGGTGGTAGTCGAACTCTCTTGCACCTTGTTCTCTGATCCACTCAACTAGCTCAGTCAGGCCTTGGTCGAGAGTTGTCTTGGTCTCGTAGCCCAGCAGGTCTCTCGCCTTGTCTGAGGAGCAGGTGGCGAGCTTTACTTCCTGCGGTCTGCCTGTTGTGTAAATAGGGTCTAGGTCGAACCCAATTATCCCTGCAAGCTTCTCTGCAAGCTCGTTGATGGTGATGGTCTCCTCATCAGGGCCGATGTTGATTACCTGGCTGAGAGCGACATCCTGAGTGCAAGCAACAAAGGTTGGCTCGACTACATCGCCAACAAAGCTGAAGCATCTCTGCTGTGTGCCGTCACCGTAAATGATTGGCTGTTTACCCTGCAACATTCGGTTGGTCATAATCGAGGCAACATTGCGGAAAGGGTCATCAAACTTCTGACGAGGGCCAATGATGTTGTGAGGCACGAGGATTACCCACTCAAGATTGTGAGTGTCGCAGATGTTCTTGACTAGCTCCTCAGAGGCTACCTTGGCAATGCCGTAAGGGTCTTGAGGCTTAGGGGTGTATGACTCTTGGAAAGGGGTCTGCTGAGCGCCGTAGCGAGCCATTGAAGACAGATAGATAAACCGCTTGACCTTGCCGTTCACAGCCGCTACAAGGGCATTGGTGGTCGCTTGAGTGGTGTTGCTGACCACGAGTGAGGGGCTGAATACGCTCAAGCCCTCATAGGCGGTGCAAGCAGCGTGAATAAATAAGTCAGCGCCCTCGGTGATTTCCTCTAAGAAGTCGAGGTCACGCACTAAGTCTAGCTCTGAGAGCATGATGCCATCTGGCACATTCTCCAAGTAACCGCCGAGCAGGTTATCTACACCGACAACTTCCCAGCCCTCTTTGAGGAATCGGTCTGCTAGGTGTGAGCCTAAGAATCCAGCGACTCCTGTGATTACTACTTTTGCCAATAGTTTGCCCTTCTGCGATCTAGTGACCAATGCCACAAGCCTTCGGTCTTTGCGTTGAAATACTGCTCGTTACTTTGGAAGGTTCGAGAGTTCTGCTGTCTGAGGTTAGCATCGCTGTTGATGGTTGAGCTGTTGTCGTGGTGGACAGGTGCGTCAATGTAGCTAACCTTGATACCAGCCTCAGCAGCTCGCTTCATGTAGTCATTGTCCTCAAAGTAAATCGGAAAGATGTTTTCATCGAATAGCCCGATGCGTCTGACTACTTCCTCGCCAATGGCAAAGGTCTGCCAATAAGGGAATGAGCCGTTGAGGGTTATCTCGTCTGTCTTTGCCTCTGCAAGCTTGGCTAGTGCGCCTGGCTGATACTGAGTGTCTGCCGAGGTGAAGAACCAAACAGGCTCAAATGGTAGCAACTTGATACCCATGTTCCAGCTACCCGCCACGCCCTGATTGGTTGGCAGGTGCAGGACTCTAGCCTGAACCCATGCTGGGACTTTGAGAGTCTCTAGTGCATCGCCGTTGTCTAGGACAAGCAACTCAAGCGGAATGTCAATAGAGTCAACCATCCGCTGAAGCAGGTCATAGCGATTGAGGACAGGGACAATCAGCTTCACTTCAAGTGTTCCTTTAGGAATGGAACCCACTTCTCAAGCCAGACCGTCTCAGCGTCAAACTGCTTGGCAAACTTACGGCTAACCTCGCTGTGAGATCCGTTTGCCTTGGTGTCCTCATAGGCGTTCTCGAAAGCCTGAGTGATTGAGCCGATGTGAGGAATCTTGAACCAAGCAAGCTGAGCCTCATCCCAGAAAAGCTGACCGTTTACAAGGTAGCCATCCTCTGCAACTAGGTCTTTCGGTGCAGTCCAGTTGATTGAGATGACGCGCTTGCCACAGGCTTGAGCTTCCATGATTGGCAACTCGAACCCGCCACCATAGGAGAGTTGAGCGACTACATCTGCGGCTGAGTAGATTGCGGCTAGGTGCTCGCGCTCAAAGCCGAAGCGGTAGTCAATCGGGTTCGGGAACAGCACAGCATCCATAGGCAGACCACAGGCGGCAGCAAGGCGTGGCAGGTGGAAACCGCCGAAAATGCCTGTCGGCTCGGTGTGGATGTAGAGATAAGCGTTTGGGACTTTCTTGCGGAATACGGCAAAGGCCATGAATAATTCTGCAAAAGCTTTGCGGTGAATTGACTTGTTAGCTTTGTTAGCCGCGTTGACTACAACTAAGAAGTCATCGTCTTTGACATTTAGAAAGCGGCGGGTGAGCTGCCCCTCGATGGTCTCAGTTGGCTTGAAGATGTGAGTGTCAATGGCGTGAGGGATGTAGGTGGACTCAATGCCAACTTCTGCCATCTGCTCCACGCCAAAAGGTGACATGGCGATTGGAATGACATTCGGCTTGTCTAGCCATTTCTTTACGGCTGGTGGCATAGACACATGGTCAAGCGGTGTCCAGCTCGCGATCTTAGAAATCTTGTCGAACTCAGGGTTGCTCAGAACCCAAGTGTCAAACAGCGTGACAAACATTGAAGGCTTAGTGATGTCTTTACTGATGTGGTGTGCGTGAGCAACAGGGGCAGAGTCATTTGAATAAACATCTGTCCCTCTAGCGTATTCAGGCACTTTGCCAAATGGGGTGTCCACAAAGCCGTTCACGCCCTCTCGCCCATAGTTGGCGATTGTGGCTACATCTATGCCATGACGCTTCATGCGGGTCACGACTTCCCATGACTGCTGACCGTAGCCTGTTGGCTGTGTGATGCCGTTACTGAACCAGCTCACAGCGCCGTTGATTTGCTCTTGCTTTTTAGGGTTGCCCATTTCTTGCCTTTCTTCATTCTTCACCTTAGCAGAAAACCCCCGACATTTCTGCCGAGGGTTCTCTGTTGCGTAAGTGATTACTAAGCGGTTGCGCCCTGGTAATACTTGATAGCAGAGGTGTCTAGCAAGTCACCGTCAACGCGAATCTGGAAGCGGTAGTTGACCACTCCAAGGTTGAACTGGTAGTCAGCAGACTGAGCAACCTGAAGGCCACCTGCCACGCGAACGCGGTATGCGTCCCAGTCACCAGCAAGGATTGACTTTGCAGAAGTTCCAGAAGCCATTGCTGGGTTCTCAACTAGTGGGCGGCCAATTAGGGTGTCTGGAGTGCCAGCAGCTAGAGACGGCTGGAACAAGTAAGCACCAGTTGTGTCTTTAAGCTTTCTGATGCTAGAGATGGTGGTTGCGTTCGCCATAAATGCGAAGTTGCTCGCAGATCTGACGGCCTGGTCAAGGCTGTAGTAAAGGTTGATGATGTCATCACCAGTTGGAGCACCAGCAGCAGCGGTTCCAGTAACAGCCGAAGAAGCAGCGGTCACAACACCGTTTGGCTGAGATGAGCCAGTTCCAGTAGTTAGAGCGGTGTTGACTGCGTAACCGATTGAGTTACCACCAGCCTTTGCCAACTCAGCCTCTAGGTTCACACCAGAGTCAGTTAGTAGTTCGTCAGCCACAGGGACTAGGAACGAATACTTGTAAGCGCCGATGGTTACAGAGCTGAAGGTTGGGTCAGATGCCGCGATGGTTCCAGCAGCAGCTACAAGAGCAGCAGAGCTGTATGCGGTTAGGGTTGGGAACACAATGTCCTCACCAGAGGCGGTGTTTAGAACATTTCCAACGCGAAGCATTGGGCCAACCTCACGAGCCTTCATCCATACCTGGTCAAAGAAGCCAGTTGGAACAAGGTTCGAAGATGGGGTTAGGGTGCGAGCCTCAAAGTTGTGACCGCGAACCTCACCACGAGCGATTGCGCGTAGTAGGTCAGAGTCAGTCTTTGGGGATGCGATCTCAAAGCCACGAGATAGTTCGGCGGCCTTTGCCTCACGCTCTTCGATGGACTTGATGTTTTCGATTACGGCAGCGCGCTCGTCAATGTCTGCGTTGATGCGGTCAAACTGAACCTGCTCTTCAGCAGTCAGGTCACGCTTCTCAGCAGCCGCGTTGTCAAGAAGCGACTTAGCAGCTTCCCACGCACGAGCACGAGCCTCAGTCTGTGCCTTTAGAAAGGTCTCGGACATGATTCTCCTTAGATTAGATGATTTGGTTTCAGCCGAGCTAACTCAGAACTGTTGACGCTGGTGCTAACACGCAAGCGTTGTTTCTATTCTAACTCATCAGGGTAAAGGAAAACCCCGCCACTAGAAAGGGGAAAAGAGTGACGGGGCGAAACCCAATAGCTTGGCAGAGTCTAGCGAACTTCCTCTGGCTTGGTAATGCGGGTTTCCTTAGTTGCGGCTGGAGCAATAGCCGCAGTCTGTGGAGCATCGAGGGCAACGATGGCCTCAGCCCACTCCTCTGCAAGGTCGAAGATAACACCCGAAATCGGGTCTCCTGCAACCTTGAGAATTGTCTCTTTGATTTGTGCCTTGCTTGCCATGATTAGATCCTTTTCAGTAGCAGGTCGAGTTGCTTCTGCTTGACAGCAAGAAGTGATGGTTGTGGTTCTTCGGTAACAGTTTCCTCTGGGGCAGGGGCTAGTCTCTCAACAACCGACTTCATTAGCTCTGCCTGGTCAGAAGTAAGGTCTGCACCTTCTTCAATCTTTAGCATAACATCAGCCAGCTCATCGGCATCAACCGAAGCTCGCTGAGCTACCTTGTCAAGACCACGCACAGAGGCAGAGGTCGAAGTGTAAGCGGGCCAAACAACAGCCGAGACCTCGAAAAGTCTGACTGACTTGAGGCGGCGCTCGTTGCCCTCAGCGTTCCATGAGTCTTTGATGACATTGAAGCCAAAGGACATCTTGCCAACAATTCCGTCACGCAAAAGGATTGCTAGGTCTTTGCCAAGAGTGGTTTGTGGCAAGCGAGCCTCTACACGCAAACCAATTTCATCCTCGGTTAGCTTCATAGTGCCTGAGCGAGTTGATGCTAGTGGCTGACCAGCATCGTGGTTCCACAAGAGCATGACATCGTTGCGAGACTTCAGCGAGCGACTAAACGCACCACGCTCAACATACTCAACAAAGCCACCAAGGTTCTCTGAAGGCTGGTCAAACTTTGCGGCATAGCCAACAAAGGTCATGCCATCGCCTTCTTCTCTGATCTCAAACTGAGTTTCAAAGTCGCGGGTTTCGCGTTGGGACATAGTTTGTTTCCGTTCCTGTTCTGCCTCTAGCCTAGCAACTACGCCTTCTGCGTAGGCCATAGCCCTCTCAGCACCCCTGCGGTTCGCTGGAGCGCCCCACAACAACATTGCGACAACACCAGCGCTAGGGTAGTTAGCATTATCAGGCTGAGCACTAGGAGAATCCAAGTCAACGAGATGACGCGCAATCCAAGGCGCGATAAGCCGCCACTTGCGCTCACTAACTTCTCCCGCAGCCATGCGGCGAGCATCAGCGATTGTTTGGTCAACCAGTCCATCGCCACCCTTTCCCTCTGCGTAATACTCTAGCCCTCTGCGAGCTGCTGCCCTCATGTAAGCAGGTGGTGTCAAGTCAACTGCTCGCATCTCTTCAACATCGTTTTCTGGTTCTGCACTAGGCAGATCAGCAATCTTTTCAAGGCGAGAGTATTCAACAATGACAATCTGCTCAGTCTCTACCCAAGTGCCATCTTCGTCATCATAGATTTTGATTTGTGCTTCAGTATTGCCCAGCTCATAAATCTCGCCATAGAGCACATCATCCGACTCAATCCATCGGACATAATCACCAACAGCTAGATCACTCTTAGATGCTCTGATTGAGCGCTCGCCACCTGGCTCCATGTCCTCAGCAATAGAGACAGCAACCATCTGGTCAATCGCACCCTGCTTGGTTTTGTGACAGCCGATAATTTCGCCATCTTCTTTAGTTGTAGCCCAACCGCTCTTGCATCCAGCCAAATCTTTTGAGATGTAATAAGGCATTACTGCACCAACCTTAGCCATGAGACTGTGTGTCCGTTTTCGGTGCTGACCATCCACATCTGCTCTCCAGCAGGTAGGTCAAACTCGATGGTGGTCAGCTTGTCAACAGGGAAACCGTTAGCGGTAGTCACAGTTGGGCCACCAATAAATAGGGTCTTGGTTTGGTCGTTGTTGCGAATCTTGATTTTGCTCGGTGCTGCACTTACACCGTCAATCGCCGCTGCGGTTGAGCCAACGGACTGTGTGCCTGAAGTAATCATTACTTAGCCTCATAAACGCTTTGTGGAGCTTCTGGGTCAATCTGTGCAACACCCTGCAACTGAACGCTTGGAACGCCTGTGTGCATGATGGCTGGTAGGTCTAGTGCGCTTAGGACATCGGCTGGGTCAAATCCAACATTGACAAGCTTCTGAGCCATCGAGACTCGCTTATCGGTTGCTGTTAGATCAGCAGCGTCAATCGGCACATTAGCTAGTGGCACTCGGAGAACATCGCCACCGTCAATCTTTGACAAGCCCTCACCCTGACGAACATCGTTGATGGTTAGCCATCCACCCTGAATTGCAACAGAGGCAGCGGTAGCGCGAGAGTTGATGTCACCGCGTAGCAGAGCAGCCATGTTGAACTCTAGGAAAGCGCCCTGTCCGTTTGGATACACCTGCAACAGAGTTGACAAGGCGTTCTCGATTAGAGCCGCGTAAGGGCGTAGGGTATCGGTGACAAACTCAATCTGAGTCTGTTCAATGCTTGAGTAGGTGTTAGTGCCTGGCAAGCTGAGCTTGTGAGTTGGGATTGAGTAAATCCTTGCAACATCCTCAACGAACATTCTGCGAGCCTCGATGGACTGAGACTTCTCAGGGTCAATGCCGATGTCCTTGATGTCTGCTCCAGAGTGGAACACCATAGTCTTTGAGGACTTGCGCCATCCGCCATGTCTGTTGTCAATGGAGTCTGCCATTGCCTTAGCTTGCTCTGGGGTCAGAGAACCAGGAGTGGTGATTGCGTAGTTGCCCGAAGCGCCCTGTCCGAACCAGCGCTGAGCATAAGCCTCAAGAGCCATGCCAAGACCTAGTGAATCCTTGAGCATAGCCACGCGAGAGATGCCTCGCACCTGACCTGGCTGAATAAGGCTCTCAACGATGTGCAGGACATCATCCTGACCTAGAGTCTCGCCTGACTTAGTGTGAGTGAAAACAATGCGACCCATTGCGTTTCGCTTGACTTCAATCTCGGTTGGGTTCATCACCATTAGGTTGATTGGGAGTCCGTCAGAGTCGCGGAATACGCGGATGAAGGCGTTGCCGTCTAGCATCAGGCTGGTGATGATCTGCGAGATAAATGGGGTGCGGTCAACAAAGCTGATGTCAGGGCGGTTCACCCAGTCAGGCTTTGGGTTCATCAGAATCTTCTGACCGCCACGCCTTAGCCATGCGGTCATTGGCAGGGTCGAGATGCTTGAGGCAATTAGGTTGACTGCGCCTGTAATGGCTGCAAGCTTCCAAACATTGTCCTGCGTAACATAAGTGCCTGAGTTGTTTTGCAACTCAATGTCACCACCACTTGCCCAGATGGTCTGAAAGCTGATGGCACGATTTTCAAAAAGGTTGTTTAGCATTACTTCTGCCTCTCAATGGCGAGACCAAACATGAGGGCGAACAATCCGCCTGAGATAAAGCCTAGGGGCAACCAAACGATGCCAAGCCCGAATACTATTGCCGCTGCTCCTGCGACTTGTAATGCTGTTGCCATGCCATCCCTCAAAATACAAATACGCCTGGTGTCAGGACTTCTGTTTCTATTCTACTTGATAACGCTCTGTCAACTGCAATAACAGCTGCAACCGCAGCGTCAATCCTGCGGGATGAATGTCTGTTTTCTTTGACGATGCGTGGCCCGAGGTTGTCTATCTTTACAGCCGCGTTGCTCAGGTGTCGAGCGAGTAGCGGGTTGCCATCGTGCTTGAGTCTGCCTTCGACAACATGATCCATGAATTTCGCACACGCTGGAACCATGCGTCTTGCGTTAGTTGAGGGATACTCGGTAATTGGATAGCCCTCTTCAGCCAGAATCTCCATTGACCTCTGCCAGCGATAAGGGTCACAAGCAATCTCTTTGACTCTTGGGTTCTGAGCAACCCTGAGTTCGACAAGATTTCTAAGATCGCGAGCTGGACACCGCTTGACCA